GTTACAGCTCTGCGGTCTACATAGAATATTAATACACCACGAGACCAGATTAAGCTAATGTTTTTAGGGATGATTTGACCTCCGTTGATGAAAAATTGGAATGATTGTAAGGCACTGTCTAATTTAATTGCACCAGCGTTTTGGATCTTGGGAGGCATTCTTACGTTAATCATAGGAATAGAAGTTACTTCAGGTACGATATTGAATGAATAAGGGTTTGTGGCCATGTTAGAAGCTAAATAAGGAGTTGTGGCTACGGTGGTAGGTCTGAAAGAGAAGGCAGACAATAATCTCTTGAGTACTACACCATCGTATCTTCCGTATACTAAGTCAGGTGTGTCTTGTTTATTTAATCTGCAGATGTCTACACTGTTGAGGAAGTCCTTGAAAGACGAGTTATAGTATTTGCCTTGTCTTAAGTTTAATACACAGTTCCATAATTGAACTTGTACTTGGGCTCTGTTAAATAAGTCTAACATGGTGGATTTGTTGTCGCATACTACGTCATTGGGGTCAGTTGTTAAGGCCCAGAATAATTCATAGTCGGGGCGAGACATTAAAGGTTCACCCTTGAATCTGCGCTTGATAATGTTAGCAATGTTAGAGAATAAAAAGTGTTCATCAATGATTTTGAATTTAGGTAAGAAAAGAGCAGCTACTACAGGGTGGATGTGTTCTCCTACGCTGTGCATGTTTCTTTCGTAATCACCAGTCATGGCTTCAAATTCCATATCTTTGTATTTGATGGCTTGGAGTAATACTTGAGCGTGTAAAGGTTTAGAGTTTTGTTCAAGGTTCATTACTTCGGCTAATACTTTTTGGTCCTTTTCTTCGAGTTTGCCAGTGAAACCAGTGAAATCTAATGTCATTCCACCTAATACTTTTTGTACGTTGGTGAAGGGTTGTACAGTTAGACCGGGTTTAGAGCTTCCTACTAATTCTTGTTCATATATTCTTTGGAATTCAGCGAATTCATTATCGGTTAAGCCATATTTTACTTTGTATTTATAGGCCTTTTCTAAAAGGATGTGGAAGGGTGTATTGCTGTCGCTGTATTTTTCGCGGATGAGTTGAGCGAATTTTTTAGCCTTTTTGGTGATATCACCAGTTAATTCAATGTAAGCTGATTGAATTTTGTCTACTATTTCTTCATCTTTAAGATTCTTTCTTAAGTTTAAGAAATCTTGACCAGTAACTTTTCCATTTTTTTGGAGGAGTTTTTGAACTTCATTGTCTACTGAGCCGCCTGTTTTTCTGCCTTCATTTCTGCCATATTTTAAGCTATCCATAAGTATATATACTAGTATAGAAATAATTTTATGAAAATTAAATATTTTTTTAAACATTTTTAAAGTTATTTAGACAAAAAATGAATGAATTATTAATGGATACATTGTGGATAAACAAATATCGTCCAAATTCATTATCACAAATTATAGGTCATAAGCTTCAAATTAAAAAAATTAAAGAATGGTTGGTCGATGTGAAACATAAAAATAAAAACAATGCTATCATTGTTTCGGGAAATCACGGCATTGGAAAAACTTTAACTGTTAAACTTATTTTAGAAGAAATTGGATATATAGTTAGAGTTATTAATCCAAGTGAAATTAAAGATTTTAGAAATTTAGATGATTTTGATGAGTATTACAACCAGGAAAATTCTATAATTTCACAATTAAATTTCTATAAAAACAAAAATAATAAATTTGCTTTGATTTTTGACGAAACTGAAAATATTTCTCTAACATCAGAAAAAAAATATATTATGGATATTTATAGGGAAAATAATAGAACATATTCCTTCCCATTAATATTTATTTCCAACAATCAACATTCAAAATTATTAAATGATTTAAAAAAGAATTGTGAAGAGATTAGATTTTTTTCACCTTCATCATTAGAAATAAAAAGCCTAATTAAAACTATTTCAATAAAAGAAGCATTTGCTATTAAAGATATAGAAAACATTTATGAAAAAATTATAAATTTTTGTCAATTTGACATTAGACGATTAATAAATATTTTGCAAGAATTATCTTATCATTTTAAGGAGATTACCAATATAAAATCTATAGAAGAATTCTTTGAAAAAACAAGACAAAAAAATATTGATGTAGGTTTATATGAAGCCACTGAAAAGTTATTAAATAATTATTTAGATTATGACTCAATATTTAAGTTATATGAATCAGAAAAAGTATTATTACCTTTGATGATACACGAACATTATATTAAAAAAATCTTAACTCAAACCAAACAACCTTGGGATAAAATAATTTATTCTTTGGTAAAAACTTCTGACTCTATATCGAGGGGTGATAACATAGAAACCAGTATTTATACAGACCAGAACTGGTATTTACAAAATATTCATGGTTTTTACACTTGTTTAAATACTTCTTTTTGGATTAATAGATATGGTTCAAATTATAAATTAACTACTGACAAGATGAAGTTTAGTTCAGATTTAAATAAGACTTCTTTGAAGAATATTAATAGGAAAAATATAAATAACTTATTAAAAATTACTCCTAATAAATCTATTGAAGAAATTATATTTATAAATCAATTAGCCAATCATTTATTTAGGAATAATATGGAAAATGAAATAATATCTATTTTGCAAAAATATAAAAAAGATATTACGGTAAAAGAAATAGAGTTGTTTTTAAAAATAGACAAAACCCAGGAATTTTTTACTTTATCAAGTAAAGATAAAAAGAAACTATGTAAAACATTTAATTTAAATTTAGATAATAAATAATTTTATTTTATTTCATTTATTTTTGATAATCCAATAAATTGTATATTACCGCTAGAATTTATTGGTTGAAAAATATATAAGTCATCACTTAAAAATATTAAAAAATCCATAATTAATCCCAAGTATTTTTCATCAGGAATATACATTGTATCATTGGTAACAAATTGGTAAAAAAACATATTTATTTCATTAGATTTCTTAATTTCTAAGTTTTTTGTTAATAATATTTCACCTCTAAGTTTTAACTTTTCAACATATTCGATAACTCTAAAACTAACATTGGTAATTATATTAGACCATTTCCAAATTTTTGTTGTTTCATTAAAAATTCCAAAAAAATGAAAATCACCTATAATTTTTTCATCTTTATTTTCTTTAAAAATGATTTTTGGTTCTTCATTAATTATTTTAAATTCAATCGTGTAATTTTTTGTAATATCTATTTTTTTCTTTATTTCATTGAATTTTTTTTTTGAGTTTTCTGTAATTTTTTTTAATATATTCATTAGTTTAAATTAGAAAAAATTTTTAATTATATCTAATAAAAATATCTAATTAAATATATGATGAATATGTATACAACATATGAAAATGAAATAACCATTGTATTATCCATAATTCTTTTATTAATTATATTTAATTATTTTTTATTACCATATTTAAATAAAGAAACTGATAAAGATAAAAAAATGTTAAAAGAGAAGTTAACCAATATTTTTAGACATTAACTAACTATATAATAAAAATATCTAATTTATATTATATGGATTTCAATTTAACAGAAAATAATAAAATAATTTTATATTCTTTAATTTTAGCTGCGGTCTTTTTTCTATTTATTATGCCTCAAATAGAAAATTGCTATAATGATGATAAAAGAATGTTAAGAGAAAGATTAGAAAACATTATTAATAAACCTATATATCCTATTGATGATGCTAAATGTTCTCGTTCTTGTTGCATAAATTCAGGTTGGCCTTATCCTAAAGAGTTATTAGATAAGGATATACCCGAAAAAGAATTAAAAGATTATGTACCAAATAACTTTTCTTGTACATATGGTAAAAATATAAACAGTGGTTGCTTATGTTTAAAAAAGGGAGATATGGACTATCTTACTTACAAAGCTGGTAACTTGAGAAGAGATTAAATAATAAATTATAAGAAGAGATTAAAAAATTAGAAGATAATAAATTATAAGGAGAGATTAAAAAATTAGAAGATAATAAATTATAAGAAGAGATTAAAATATAAGAAGAGATTAAATTATAAGAAGAGATTAAATTATAAGAAGAGATTAAATTATAAGAATAGAATAAAAAATAAGGAGAGATTAAATTTATAAAGAGATTAAATATTATAAATTATTAGGTAATTAAAAATTAAGTTTAATTACATAAAAATATCTAACACAAATTAATATGATAAATTTTTTTGTTGAAACAAAAATAGAATATACAACACAATTAGTTAATGTTTTAACTCCTTTAATTTTTGAAGGTTTACAATCTATTTATACAGAAGCTTTAAAAGTTTCTAATGAAACAAATAATGTTTTGAAAGTTTTCCAATCTTTTTTAAAAAGAATTCCTAAATGGAACCAAGATATGATTAAAGAAGAAACAGATAGAATTATGAATAATTCTAAAAGTTTTAGTTGGTTACCTGATTTAGTAAAAGCAACAGTTAAATCAAATATTATAGTATTAACATATAATCCAGGTTATAAAAATCAAACTAAAATAGACCCTAAATATTACAAAGAAATTAAAATAGAAGACTTTATTCATAAAGTGTATATTGAATGCGCAAGAGAGCTATGGAATAACCCTTATTTAATGTATCATTTGTATCCAGCAATTGAATTAAAAAGAAATCAAAGAGATACCAATAGTTTAGTTAAAGATTCTATTAGAGAAGCTATTAGAAAGTTATTACCAGTTAAACAAATTTTAGAAATTTATTTAGGTGAAGAATTAGAAGGTAATTTACCAAATGACGATTTTGATAAAAATATAACAGAAGCAGATGAGAAAAATATTCAAAAATTAATAAATAGAGCATTACATGATGAACCAACAAGACGTAATTCATTATCTAATAAACTTGAATATAAACCAGAAAGTCTTCCTGATTTTAAATTAGAAAAAGTGGATAATAATTTATCTAAACCGGATTTTAAATTAGATAAAGCGGATAATAATTTATATAAGCCTGATAATAATTTATATAAGTCGGATTTTCAAAATGGAGGTGGTAATGATAAAGATTTAAATACTAAAATATTAGATATTTTAAATAAACCAACTTCTTTAACTTCTACAGATAGTACTAGTGATAATTATGGAAATAAAAAAAACGAGGAAGAAAAAAATAATATTGAAAATAAAATTAAACATATATTAGAGAAAGATTTAGGAGAAGCTGATTTAGATACCTCTTTATCATATAAAGCGGAAACTAATGATAAAGATTATCAAGAAATTTTTTCAAATAAGCAAGCAAAACAAGAAAGTGTAAAGAATGATAAAGATAAAGATTCTAGTAAAAGCAAAAGAAAATTTTTTAATAATTATTTAAATTTTTAGGTTCTGAATTATTTATTGAGGGAGATACCATATCTAATATAGCAAATGTAATTGAAGAAGTTGCGCCAATCATTATTAATTCTTTAGTTGGTAAACTTTTTTCAGGAATATATTTAGTAGCTATTAAAACTATTAATCCTAGTAAAACATATTTTATTAATCTTTCAACATTTAATACATTTAAAAAAGACATTATATTATTTTAGATTAGAAAATAATATAATTTTTTCTTATATATAATAATGTTATCATTTGAAAAATTAAAAGAATTTTTAATTTTACTTATAACTTTCGGTGTAATTTATTGGTTTCAAATTGTAGACGATAGGAAAAGATGTAAAAAAAGGGAAGGAGTATATGATAATATTAAATTACCTTTATTAGTTACAGCTATTGTTGGACTATTATTGTTTTGGGAAAAAGAAAGTTTAATTGCTATTTTTATAAATAATCCAGAAATTAAAAATGAAATTAAAATTCCTATAAAATATGAAAACAATCAAATGTCAGAATTTGAAAAAATAAAAAACGTACATAACTTAGATGTTTATACAGATTTATTTGAATAAAATTATTTTCTAATTATTATTAATGAGTAATACAAAAAATATTAATTTTGGTGCTTCTAGATTACAACTTAAAAGATTTCCTATTGAAAAAATGGCAGAACACTGCACAATTGCCATGATTGCTAAAAGAGCTTCCGGTAAATCATATTTAACTAAAGAAATTTTATATCATAAAAGACATATTCCAGCTGTTTCAGTAATTTCTAAAACTGAAAAATTAAATAGATTTTATGGTGATTTCTGTCCAGATAGTTATATTTATGATAAATTTGATACAGGTATTCTTACGTCTATTTATGAAAGACAATCTTTACTTAACGAAGATAATAATAAAAGAAAGAAAGAAGGAAAAAAATTAAAAGATGACCGATTGATGTTAATTATGGATGATTGTATGTCCAGTAAAGGAGATTGGTTAAAAGATCCACAAATTCTTGAATTATTTTTTAATGGTCGTCATCATCATATATCATTTATTTTAACAATGCAATTTTCATTAGGTATTCCTCCTGAATTAAGAAGTAACTTTGATTATATTTTCTTACTAGCAGAAGATTTCACTAGCAATAGAAAAAGATTATATGAACATTACGCTGGAATGTTTCCAACTTTATCTATTTTTGAACAAGTTTTTTCTGAAATTACAGAAAATTTTGGTTGTATGGTTATTGATAATAGAGTTCATTCAAAGAATATTGCTGAGAAAGTCTATTGGTATAAAGCAAAAGAAGTTCCAGATTTTCAGGTTGGATGTAATAAATATAAAAAATTTCATAAAGAACACTTTGACAAAGAATGGAATAAAAGATTACCATTATTTGACCCAGGAATAGCACTTGCTAAAAAAAGGAATAATATTAAAATTATAGTAGATAAAATTAAAAATTAAAAAAAAGGAATAATATTAAAATCATAGTAGATAAAATTAAAAATTAGAAAAATCATAATAGATAAAATTAAAAATTAAATCTTATAACTCTATATTAGAAGGAATGGATATTTTACCTTGTTGTAGTTTTTGTTGAAGTTCATTTAGTCCAATTTGTTCAGATAACTCTGTTTCTTTTTGACTTATTTCCTTCTTCTTGTTTTCAAGCTTTTCAATTTGTTTTTCTAATGTTAAAATCTCTTCTTCAACTGATTTTTTCATTTCATCGTTTGTAATATTTTCAAGTTTTTTATTAATTGCATCTTTTTCAGTTTGTTTGTTTGTTAAGCTATCTTGTAAATTCTTATTAATCAATTCGTATTTTCTATATTCATGATATAATTGAGCCTTCTTTTCGTTTTCTTTTTTCTTTTTCATGGTGTCATTTAATTGTTCATTTGCATATTCTGATTCTCCAGCTTCATTTGAATCGGGTTCCGGATTAAATGGTTGCCATTTATATAATTCACCAACTAAAATACTAAAATTATTATTAATATCTCTTAAACTTTTAGAATGAATGTTTGCTTCATCTTCTGTGTTAAAGCAACCACTTATTTTAATTCCTACTAATGATTTATTTTCTTCTGCTAAGAAAGTTACACAATAATAATTTTGATTATCAAGCTTTTCATTTTTTCTATTAATCTTACCTTCAAATTTTATGGGAATGAATTGATTTCCTCCTTCTTGATTTTCTAATTTTTCATCTACAATAATAATATTAGATGTATCTATTTCTTGTAATTTTTTCATATTTTCTGCTATTTTTCCATCAAATTTTTCAATAGTGTTTTTTAAATTTTCAATAAATTTCATCTTATTTCTTAACTCTACTTCATCTTCAATTTTTGATAAATTTTTTAATTCAACTTCTAACTCATCTTCCTTGATTTTTTTGTTATCTTTAAAATTTTCTATCATCATTTCCAACTTTCTTTTTTCATATTCTGCATTTTTTAATTTAATTCGTAAAAGATATCTATGCATCATTTCATTTAATTGGTCATTTAAGTTTCCCTTGTTTGGTAAAGGGTCAAAAGCATTCCAAGCACCTATTTCAGCACAAAAATTATAATGACCCGGTTCCTTTAGTAATTGAATTTGTTCTTGTGTTTCTTCTATAGTTTGAAAAGCACCGCTAATTTTTAAACATTTAATACTTTTCTTATCATCAGACATCCATAAAGACATACAACAAAATTTTTGCTTTTCAGGAATAATAGGGTCGTTTATTAGATAATCAATTGAATCGGATTTTACACTTAAAGTTTGAGACATTAACCTATAAATAAGATATTTCTTTATATTAATTTTCTTTGATTTTCTTTAGTATCTAAATCAGCGTAGCCCATCCATACATCAGGACTTGTAAACATTTTGTTATATATTACCGACGGCTTGTCTTGATATTCTTGATTATTATCCTGATATTCTTTATTATTATCCTGATATTCTTGATTATCATCATTATATTCTTTTTTTTGTATTACTTTAGATTTATTAGATTTATTATATGATTTGGTAAGATTGTAAGTTAACAAAATTATACCAAAAAATATGAAAATTATTGATATATTATGAATTACGTGGTTCATTATATGAAATTAGATTTTTATTTAGAAGACAAATTTATTAAAAAGACAATTTTATTTAAATGAAGATATAAAATCCCAGTTTAAATCCGAACAAATTTTCTTCCATATAGCATCATTTTCCATTAAAATATCTAATTGTTTATGTAATGGAAAACATTCTAATAAATGGTCTAATTCTAATAATTCACAAAATTTATTTAAAACAAATGAATATGATAAGAAATTTTTTCTATTTGCTGGTTTGTGTTTCATCCAAGGTTCTTGTATCATTAAGAACATTCGAATAAACATTTTTTCCATATCTCTGGTAATTTTAGGTGGAGGTAAACCAGATAATTTATTAATAATATAATGAATATGTTCATATAAATGATTATATTTTAGTTTCTTTAATATTGCTCTCATTTTTAGTCGATTTAAATTAGATAAATCAGTAATTCTTTTTCTATTTAATTCAGCTATAATATCTTTATAAATATCATCATCAATTTCTGGTGATTGTTTAGCTTGAAATGCATTTAACCATTCTCTAAATCTATTTAATCTTTTGTATGGACTATAGTCTTTAATTTGAACATCTTCATCTAAAATAATTATTTCCATGTCTCCACACAATGGACAAATATATGAGGATTCTACCAAATTTAATATCTTTTCTATTTTACATTCTAAACAATATTTTAATCTTTTTGAACCATCATCTGGATTTATGCGGACACCTTCAGTAATTTGACAATATTTTTCAAATAATTCTGTTTTATTTACATTTTTACTAGAAACAGGTGTGTCATTAATAGTTTTCTTCTTACATAAAAAACTTAAAATATTTTTTGATTCTGTTTTAACATCATCATTATCTTTAATATTATAATATGAATATAATAAATCACCCGTTTTATCGTAATAATCCATTTCTTTGAAGTTGTTTTTTAACAAAAAGATTTTATTTGCTATTTCATCTTTATTATCAAGCAATTTAGCTCTTCTTTTTAATTCTATATTAGTAAATTTTTCTCTTATTTTATCTAATTCATTAATTTCGTCTTCTATTTTAATTAAATTTTCTTGTAAATTATTTAAATTTTCTTTTTCTAATTCAAATTCTTTGATTTTTATTCGATGTTTATTTTCGAGAGTAGTGTTTTTAGATTTTTGACCAGGATTGGACATATAATTATTATGTTTTATTAACTTTATAACACTTACATATCAATTTAGAAATAAAAAATATTAAAAATTTAAAAAAAGTCTAATTTTTTGAAAAATATTTAAGAATTTCGAATTTTTATCCTAAATTTGTCCAAACTCATTAAAATTAATTTAAAAATTTAAAAAAAATTTTCTGTATTAAGTTATATAACTATGGGTGGTGGCTTAATGCAACTCGTCGCTTACGGCGCACAAGACGTTTACCTAAACTAGTTGGGTAGAAAAGCGGACTGTTAGATGTTATTACATATGTAATATCTAAATAAATCAGTTAGTAAATATGTAGATGTTTTTATCACCCAAAAACATCTTTTACATCCGCTAGTTTCAATGGATATATGATAATCATTGAAGCGACACTTTCAAATTCAGGCGAAACCGTAGAACTGTAAAAGTGTTTAAAGATATTATATTATTATTAATAATGAATAAAACGTGTAATGAATGTAATGAAAATAAAGATTTGACTAATTTTTCTAAAAGAAAAAAAATAGTTATCATAATAAATGTAAAGATTGTACCAATTTAAAAGCTAAAATTTATCGTAAAGAAAATAAAGATTTAATAAAAAAAAAGCAAAAAGATTGGTATAATTCAAATGGGAAAATCTGGAAAAAAAATTATGAAACTACTAATAAAGAAAAAATTAATAAAAAAAGCAGGGAAAAATATAAAACTAATAAAGCATATAGAATTAAAAAAATTCTTAGAACTAGATTTAAAACTACAATATTACAAAAAAAAATATATTCATCTACATTAAGTTATATTGGTGTTGATTTAAGCTATCTATTAAAATGGATAGAAAGTCAATTTGATGAAAATATGAATTGGAATAATCAAGGATCATATTGGAACATAGATCATGTTATTCCTTGTAATAGTTTTAATTTAGAAAAAGAAGAAGAAATTAAAAAATGCTTTAATTGGAAAAATTTAAGACCTTGTGAAAAATTAGAAAATTTTTCAAAAAATAATAAAATCATTAAAGAAATCATTGTTAATCATAATAATAAAATTAATGAATATATCTCTAAACATCCCGTACCAAGTTAAATAAGAAATTATTTAATGGCTTAGAATAGCAAACTAAGGTAAGGTAACAATCGGGCAGACAAGAGTCATAAATGAAAAAAATTGACTCTAAGGTGGTGAGCACTGAGCCAAGTCCTAAAGGTCGATATGCAAGACCTATGGATGCAGTCCAGAGACTAAATGTAAGTGGGTCCGAGAGAGCTAGCACCTCTCAATGAAGGCTTAAGATATAGTCCAATCCTCATATGAAAGTATGGGAACCAGATGAACTGGTAATCCTCAAATAACCTAAATATTGGGTTGAAAAGCATTACGACTTGAATATGTGGATATTTCAAGTATAAACCGTTTAGTATTCCACTAATAAAAGTTTCACCCGCTTTTATTAATTACAAATGCTAGTCTTATGTGAACGGACGTTCAATAAGGCGACACTATCAAATTGCTGGAAACCCCTAAAATTTCTAATACCAAGTTAGAGTAGAAATACATCTAATGGCCAAGAGTAAAAACTTGGGTAAGGTAAAAATTTAGAAAGTGCGTAGTTAATTCTACAAAATGGGCAATCAGCAGCCAAGTCCTAACTTATAAATGTATTTAATACTTTATAATATGGATGCTGTTCAACGACTAGATGGTAGTGGGTTCTAATGAAAATTAGGGCTTAAGGTATAGTCTAGCCCCCTAGGGAAACTTAGGGGTACTAGCGTTTTCAAAGTTGTCTATCGCAGACACACAAACTTCTCTGTTGAACCTATTCAACAAGTATATAACGGTAACCCCGACTTCGGACGTACCGTAACAGCCACCATCAACAGAAATGGTGACTTAATCACAAACATGTACGCTGTAGTAAACCTCGCTGGAGTTGTCGAAGCTTCAGCTGCCTGGGGATACGTAAAACGCTTAGGTTTCGCTTTAATTGCTGAAACCAAAGTAGAAATCGGCGGTTCTAAAATTGATGAACAATACGGTGATTGGCTCAACATCTGGTACGAATTATCCCACAAAGTAGGCCAAGAAAGAGGTATTGCCAAGATGATTGGTGATGTATCTGAATTAACCACATTATCTAAAGCTAAAAAAGATGGAAACTACTGGTTATACATCCCCTTAGCCTACTGGTTCAACAGACACAATGGCTTAGCTTTACCTTTAATCGCCTTACAATACCACGATGTACGTGTAACTATCCAATACAATGGTATAACTAATTGCTACAACTACGAAGGCCCTGAAGACCCTGCCCCCGTTATTGCCATGAGTGATTCATATTTATTAATTGATTATGTATACCTCGATTCCGAAGAAAGAAAAAGATTCGCTCAAGCCAGCCACGAATACCTCATTGAACAATTACAATTCACTGGCTCAGAAACTTTATCTTTAACAAGCAACAAATTCAGACTAAACTTTAACCACCCCAGCAAATTCTTAATCTGGGTAAACAAACCCGAAAGATGGAATGTTATGCAACAATTCTTAGCCTGGTCTGATACTAGTGATTGGACCACTGCTCTTGAACAAGCCGGTAAATTAGTTTGGGCTGCTACTAGAACATCTTTTGCTGCTGAAGATGGTTCAGGCTACATTGTAGTAGATTCAGATGGCGGTGGTATAGGCGCCCCCGGTAATGCCACTTTATTAGCTTTAGGAGGCAAAGTTTCCGCACAAGCTGCTTTCGCGATGACTGGTACTAAATATTCTGCCGACCCTTCCAACATCATCATAATTGAAAATAACTTAACTGTAGCTGACTTATCCAAAGCGGTAGGTGCATTAACTGAAGGAGTTTCTACAGCTATATCCGGTTACTTAGGGGCAAATGGTATAAACGTATTGAACATATTTAACTACGGCTTAAACATCGACGGTACAGGCAACCCCACATACCAAGCCAAACTCCAACTCAACGGACACGACAGATTTCAAATCAGAGATGGTGCCTACTTCAACTATGTACAACCCTACCAACACTTCAGCAACACCCCTTCCGATGGTGTAAACGTATATAGCTTTGCCCTCAAACCTGAAGACCACCAACCTTCAGGCACTTGCAACTTTTCTCGTATCGATAACGCCACCTTAAACGTCTACCCTGTAGGTACAAATACTAAATCTGAAAAAGATGAATTGTCAGTAACAGCCAATGACTTATTAAACGTCTACACTGTAAACTACAACGTATTACGTGTAATGTCTGGCATGGCCGGTACAGCCTACAGCAACTAAGCATATATTATTTTTATAATTAATTTAATAATTATTATAAAATTTAATAAACAAAAGATTTTTTAATAAATCTATCAACATTTGTGTTCTTATTAGTATTATTAATGAAGAGTTCAAATAATACATCTTTATTTTTATTGGGAAGAATAGGTTTTTCAGTATCTGATTCTGAATTGTAGAAAGCATCATTTTTTTCCAATGATAAAATACTTTCTGAATCTTCTTCACTGGTTTCATCTGTAAATTCCTTCATTTTATTAATTCCATTTAATAAATTATCTATTAGTTTTAATTCATATTCACCTTCATCAATTTTCTTTATTAAATTTGTTAAATATTTAGAAAAATTACTAAAAACAACTTTAGCTTCATTTATTTTTTCAGACATATATTAACTAATATTATTGAATTCATTTAAATATCAATTTTTTAATATTAGTAATATGGAAGATATTGATTTTGATAACCTATATAATACTGTTTTAAATATGAATAAATCAACTAAAGATAAATGCTATATTTGTCATTTCCCAATTGAAAATAAAGAAAATGAGAATGAAACTATATTAGAATGTAAGCACGGATATCATACTGATTGTATTAAAAATAATAACATTAAAAATAATTGTCCTTATTGTGGTAAAGTAAATAAAAAAACAACTGATAATAAAAAACCTAAAAATAATATTATTTGTACGAACATTCTTAAATCAGGTAAAAATAAAGGAATGGTTTGTGGAAGAAATAACTGCTATTATCATAATATTATCCTATAAATTCATAATATTAATCTATAAATTCATAATATTAATCTATAAATTCACAATCATTTTCTTCAAACTTTTTTGAAAAAACGGATTCAACCTTTTTATATGTATCATCTTCCTTGTCTGATTCGTCTTTTTTATTTTTTTTTAGTTTCTTTGGGAGTTTTGGTTCTGGTTTACTCGTTTGGGGTTTAGTTTCTGGTTTAGTTTCTGGTTTAGTTTCTGGTTTACTATTTTGGGGTTTACTAGTTTGGGATGGAAGGTCATCATTAAAATCACAATCAACCGTTTGTTTTAAATTCTTTGCTACAGGTTTCGCTTTAACTTTAACTGGATTTGGAGTATCTAAAAATAAGACTTTATTTTTAATTATATCCGTATTAATAGTAAAGTCAGTTACCGTTCTAATATATTTCTTTCTTCTTTCTACTATTTCTTTTAGTTCGCCTAATTTATCCAAATTATTTCTATAATACTCTACTCGTTTCCACGTTTGTTCCATAACTGGTAGAATTCTAGCAAATAACTTTCTATCTCTCTCAATTGGTTGATTATGAGATTGTTCTAACTTCCAATAAATTATCTTATGGAAATAATAATCTTTAGCCATTTCGTTTGTATTAAAACTTGCCATTGTTCTCACAAACCATTCATCATATTCTTTTTCTGTCATATCTAGTCTTGGTGGGTAGATAAATTTACTTTTCCATTCCTTTTCATCACCATCAAATTGTGCCTCCCATTTAAAAGGGAAAAATTGTAATAACATTCCCTTTTTAATTTTACTATCAATCTTCATTTTTTTCCCATCCGTACCAAATGTATGAACTGTATTTAAACATTTATCAACCAAGTAATCTTCTCTAGATTTATAATGAATTAATTTACATTGCCAAAAATCGCAAATTTCTAATTCGCAACATTCTAATTGCTGTTGAACCTGAAGATAGTAATAATAAGGACAAATATGACCTCTTATTTCTCCACTTGTTTCTATTGTTCTTCCATTTGGCGCAACACATTTAATTTCTAACATTGTACCTAGTTTTTCACTAAACTTATTATTTAATGTTTTACAAGAAGCAATACCATCTGGTGAAGCTCCTAATAATGGATATGTAGCAGAAGGTAATGCACCAAATTCAAATACTTGGGTGTTATAAATATGTTCGTAAATTTTAGTAGCAATTAATTCAAACTTTTTTCCGTGATAAACATTTGCATTATCTAAAAATTGATGGTCTGGATCACACTTTTTCAGAATGAAACCTTCCACTGGTTCATAAGGATTTTCATCAATTGCTGCAGCAGTATCAGACGCAGTAATTCTATTATGTCTGTACTCGTACCATTCTTTCGTTCTTTGTTCTGGTTGAGGTAAAGCCTTCAATTTTTGAAATTGGTCTTCTAAATATTGATACTCGGGTGGGATTTCTACATTAGGATATAAAAATGGATATTCTGGAAAAGCTCCATCAGAATTTTCAGTAAAAATATATTTCATTTTATACTTTTTACTTAATAAATCTGACATTATTTGAAAAGTTAAATCTGGAAAATGTTCTTTCCCTTCTTTAAATAAGTTATTCGTTACCTCCAAAAAATCATCATTTGTGATTTTTTCTAACTGGTTAATTTTAATATATTTATCTATAAATTTCATAATTTTATTTATTTTACCAAATGACATTTATTAGGTAATATAAATATTTTAATAATTATTTTTAACAATTTTTTTTAATAATTTTTTAATC